TGCGGCGCGATGAAAATAGAGTCGGTGTCCACTTTCAAAGTGGTGTTATATTTTACAGAGGAAAGCTCTAGGGCTTTCTCCATAGACGTAAGGTCGACAACCCCGTCTAAAACTTTCCCTTTCGGGATACAAACTTGATTTAAAGTTGCCATATTAGTCTATGATTTTGAATTTTGATACTGAATCCTTTTGCGCAGCAGCCGCGTTTGGCACTTCTACGTCGTGCTTCAAGGAAGCTTTCAACGTTGACAAGTCTGCTACGTATTTAGCGTTAGCAGCTTTCAAGGCGTTAACCTCTGACACTACTGCCTCTAAAACCGTTGCAATCTCGGCGTTAATTTCTGTAGGCTCTACCAGCTCAACGGCGGCGATAACCTCGGTAGCGTAACTCGTAACAACTCCACCCGCTACAACTATCGTAATAGTGGCGTCGCCGTTTGCGATTACATACGTACCGTCGGGAGCGTCAATGGCGACACCCTCGGCAATTTCGGCAATGTCCGAAATGTCCGGAAATGTTAAAGACGTCCCTGTAGAGTCGTCGATAATCAATTCCGCTTTTACCTCGTGACCTAATTTGGTCAACAAAGAGGCTAGAAAAACGTTTTTGATTTTCATGTTTATTAAAATTTAGTTAATGATTCCAAGTGACACCAAGTGTCCGCGGTTCATAGGCAGCTCGCTGTTTTCTAGTAAAGAAAAAAGCTCGTCGGGTATGTCGCAAGACGCTCTGAATATTTGATTTGTAAAGTCCTGATAGGCTGTAATCTCGCCCAGTACTTCGGTTAAACTGTTTTTAGTTCCGACAAACCCCTCGCCGAGTTGAACACGTGGCGCGTGGTAGTGAACTGTCGCGGTCTCGGCTACCTCTCTGTGGTCGCCTAGTAGAAAAAAGAAAAATCCTGCACTCTCCGCGTATTCTGGCACAAAGGTAACAACCTCAACGCCTTTTTGCTTAAGAGCCAAGACTTTTGCCGACATCCTTTTGAGGGTTTCGACCTGTCCGCCGTGGGACGTTATGCTGATTACAGCGGTGTCGCCCTGCTTAAGACGGTTCGTGTCTTTGTTAAACTTGTTTTCAAGCGCGGCGTTGAACTCGCCCACGACGTCTATTGATTTGACCATTCTGTGCAAATGTTTTTCGGTTCGGTTGCAAATACTTTTGTGGCAATAGGGCAAGCGCATAGGCTGCAAACATAGCCCTCGACGTCTTTTATCTCGGCATTAACAAAAGAGGCGTAAAAGCGTTTCTCTTTATGAGGACAAGCGGCGCAAATCTCTGCGCGTCTTCGGCTTTCCGCCGTATGCTCTTGCTTTAAGCTCTTTGTGAGCGCGTTGATAAAATCAATCATAGGACAAATGTATATAAAATATTTTTACCATAACCAAAAACTATTGAAATTATTTTACGATAGATAAATGGTATTACGATTAGTTAAATAATTTGACTATATTTGCGCATAACCTTTAATTTAAAAAGACTAAAACCATACAGATATGCCAACCAAAAAAATAATACTTCATTTATGCGCCGATTTAGGGAGCGACAGCTTGTTTTATCAATTATCAGATGACTATGAGGTCATATTGGTCGGCGAAGAAATAGGGGTCGAGAATTACACCCCGCCTAAAAACGTTCACGGGATAATCGCAAATCCTGTTTGTACTGAATTTTCGACAGCAAACGGTTTCCACAAAGAGAACGACCTCCAAAAAGGTATGCTTTTAGTCAACCACTGTTTGAGGATTATTAAAGAGTCGCAGCCAAAATGGTGGGTAATAGAAAACCCTGCAAACGGTAGACTAAAAGAGTTTTTAGGTAAGCCGAAGCTAGTTTATCAGCCGTGGGAGTTTGGTAGCCCGTGGACTAAAAAGACAGCCCTGTGGGGGGATTTTAACGCCCCTGCTAAATTATATACAGATTGGGTTGACGTCCCTAAAAATGAGAGCCTTTATGTAAGACCCGGCAGACCAAAACCCGCTCTCGCTTTTCTACATAAAAGTGCGGTTAATTTAATCCCAGAATTTGAATGGGCTAAAGATAAAATTAAATGCGACGCGGATATACGGTCAATGTGTAGCCGAGGTTTTGCGCAGGAGTTCTTTTTACATAACCAATAGCAAAGGCTTAAAATGAAATACCAAAAAACCCCTCAACAATTAAGTTAAGGGGTTTTCCAGATAATTCCTCCAATCTAAAAAAGTTAAACTAACGCATAGCAAAATAAATTAAGATGCCGTAAAGTTATAAATTTTTATTTGACTTGTGCAAGTTAATTGCTTTTTATTTTTACTGCGAGCTGGTCTTGTTTCTCGTGGAGCGTCTCCAAGATTAAGACAGGCGGGCTTACGATTGTGTTTTGGTCTATTGGCTTGTCGGTTACACGGGCGATAGTTTCAGTCTGCGCCGTGTTGGTAAAGCTCGCCGCGCCTGACGTCGTTACGGACTTCGCAGCACTTGACGCGCTAGAGTCTACGGACGTGCTACCTTTATCCGTTTTAAGGATATTCTTAACGGCGGCAAACCCCGAAGCCGCAGCGAACAAAACGGCAGGGATAGCCATAGGCCACCCAAGCGAAACGCCCGCAGCTATACCCTGATAAGTGTTAACCAAAGCACCCGCAACGGCGAGAGCCTTACTCTCTCCGAAAACATTCTGCAAAGCGGCGATACTGTCCTGCGCCATATCGATATTATTGGTACGCTTTTGCGCCGCCAAGATTTTATCGTTCTTTGCCGTTTCGGCTTTGAACTTCTTGTCTGCGAGTCCGACCTTTGCCAGATAAACGTCGTTGCTTATCTTTTTGTCCGCCAAATTCTGATCGAGTAAAAGAAGCTCTTGGGCGTAATTCTCTTTGAGTAAAGCCTGTTTAATTTCCTGCTCCGAGGCGTTACGGTCTGCAATATCTTGGAGCCTAATTTGAAATTGCACCTCTTCAAGTGCGCGGGTGTTTTCGAGCTCGGTTTCTTTGCGGACTTTCTCCGTTTCGTCAAAAGCCGTTTGCGCTATGGCTATGCTCTCATTTTTAAAGGCGTTAATCTTGACAAGCTCATCGGCGTAAGCTTTCTCGCTTAAGAGCTTTTTATCCAGCAAAAGCGTTTGCGCCAAAGCCAAATCGTTTGCACTTTGCACCTCTGTATCGAACTGCTCTTGGGTCAACTCCTTGCGCTTCTCGAATGCGGCTTTTTGGGCGTCGGCTTCTTTTTGTATCTGCTCGTCAGCTATTGACAATATCGTGGAAGACAGCTCTTGTCTGTTCGCTATCTGCTGCTTTTGCAAGTCTGAACCCGCTAGGCTCTTCGCCGCAAGTTCGTTCTCTAGCTTGAAAATCTTTTCGGCGTTGGCGACTCTTTGCTCTGTGGACAGATTGCGTTGAGCCGACTCGGCTTTTAAAATATCGATTTGGTTTTGAGCGTTTTTAATGCTCGCCTGCAAAGCCTTGTCGTCCGCCGCTTTCTTTTTATCGGCTCGGTCTTTGGCTTTGGTCGCCGCGTCGTCTGCGAGTTTGTCCTCTGCGTTTTGAGACTTCTCTAGTCGCCTGGTTGACTCGGCTTGTATTTCGATTTTCCCAAGCTCCGCTTTTTTAATCGCCTCGAGTTGGTCTTCGGTTATCTTGCCTGTGTTTAACAGATAGTTCCCATAAGCCAAGGTGTTTGCTTTTAGGTTGGCTATCTCTTTTGTAGAGAGGTCGCCTTTAATCCTTGCCGCCTCAATAGCGTTGTCGAGTTCCGCCTGCGATAAAGCGGCTCTTTGCTTGAAGTTCGCCTCTTCGACTTTCTGCGCCTGATTAATAAAAGCAATTCTCTCCTTTTCGGTAAGTGTTCTATTTTTTGATTTGAGTATAAGCTCGTCGTATTGTTGGGACGCTCTGGCGTTCGCCACCTCTTGCGAGCGCTGCAAGTCTTGGAGCTCTTGCTGTGCAGCCGCCAATTTAGACGCGGCGTCGTAGGCGTCCGACATCCCGCCTATTAAGTTACTAAAGTCGAGATTTGCAATCGCTTTGCCTAGCGCACTAAACGCCGCAGCGACTCCCGAGGTAATCTGTTCGATTGCATCGAGTACGGGGTCTAACTTACTCAAATAACTAATTAAAGCCGCTACGGCGAGAACGATTAACCCGATACCCGTAGCCGCCAAAGCAACCGCAAAACCCCGCAGGCTTAACGTGCTTACGTTGGTCGCCACGGTTGCAGCTCCTTGCCCTGCTGCGAGTTCCGTCGTTGCAACGGCTTGCGCCTCGGTTATGGCTGTAGTGACTATCTGGCTTTCGGCGGCTTGTTGTTGAGCAGTCTTAAAGCCCAGAGTAGCGCGCGCACCGTTGGCGGCTTTCGCCGTGAAGTCCGAGAACCCCTGCGCCGCGCCCGTAATCCCCTCGCCGAAACCTTTAACCACGTTACGAGCTTGCTCGCCGTTGACTCCGAACTGTGCGAGCGCAGCATCTACGCCGAAAAGAGCCTGTCTGTAGTTCCCGGAAATGGTCGCCGCCTTTTCCTGCTTGTTTTTATTGTCGTCCAGCAGGGCGTTGTTGGCGTTCATTTTTGTATTGATGTCCGCTATCGCTTTCGCCCCCTCGGTCGTAGACGCGTCAAGCTGCTGACGTGCATTTTTCAAAGCCGTATTATTAGCGATTGCGTCCTTTTCAGTCTTGACCATTTTAGCCAGAGCGTCGTCAAGTCCTGTCTGGGCTTTGGTCAAGTCTAAAACGCTCTTTTGGTTTGCGGCGTACTCGCCTTTGAGCTTTTTCAGCTCGTTCTCGTTGGCTATAAAAGTGTTAAGCTGCTCCTCATTGGCGGCACTCAACCCCTCGGTGTCTTTTTTTAGCTTCTTTTGTTCGTTCTCTAGGTCGATAATCGCCTTTTTGCTGGAAGCCATTGCGGCGTTGAGCTCTGAATTATCGATTATTAACTTCCCTATTACTATCTCTTCGGCCATAACTATACTGTTTTAATTGTTGAAACGTTTACGACCATATCGTTGACCGTCAAATCTACGTCCATACTGCCCGCGTCGCCGCCTTGGCGGTTGTCGAAAGAGCATTCAAGATATACGCGCACTTTCGCAGGCGCGACTAGGTTAAAGGTCGCCTCGCCACCCATTGTGAACGTATGCGAGCTATTACCTGAGCCAGAAACCTCTTGCAGTACTGCGGCTCCCGTCAAATCGTTGAAAGCGACTAGTCGGACAATCGCCCTAGCTTTACCCAGCCCGTTGTTATCGGTTGCAAGGAATACCGTAAACGGCGGTACGGTTACTTTCGTATTAGGGTAAGCCTCTGCGGCCACCACGAGGTTAAACGTGTCGTCTGGAAACGCTCCGCTTGACACCGAAACCATACTGCTTATAGTGTTGTTGAGGTTTGGCTTGCTTCCGACGAAGTACTCGATCGGGCTTATGTATAAAACCCCACTGTCAAAGCCGTCACGGCTATAGACGAAAGGCGCTACTTGCGCGAAGTTACTCTCTAGGCTTGCGACTCCCGTATGTTTGATATTTATAAATGCCTCGTTACTTATCCCGCCGTTAGTGTCAACGACTTGAATGTACAGCGGTGCGGTGTTCGTGTCCGGTGTTACGTCGCTTGGCTGGTTCGCCTCAATTTTTATCGACAATAATGTGCTTTGAGAAAATACCTGCGGTAAACTTGCAGCCGGGACAAGCACGTCATTGACATAAAGCCTATTTTTCGTCTGGTCATAACTTTTGAATATTACGTCTTCGATTGGATACTGATTTGGGGGCATTGGGTACATACCGAGCAAATAACTCAACGGGAACAAAGCCTTTTCTTTGAAGTCCAAAAATACAGAATTGAAATCATTTAAGATTGGGCTCGGAACTTTTCGTTTTTTAACAAGCATCGCCTTTATGACTATCTCGTCTTTTTTGGTTGAGAAGTTAATCTCTAGCGGTATCCAGTAGCTCGACTGCTGCTCGATAAAGAAAACCCTTGTAAGCGAGAATGTCGCGGCGAGAATGTCGTCATATCTGAATGTCAAATTTTGGATTAACGGCGTTAAGATAAACTCCGTATAATCTTTGTGAAACTCCGTATAAACGTCGCGCATACTAACCGGAACGGCTTTTGGCCCGTAATAGGTTGCAGCTATCCCGCCCTCGTATATCTTGGCTGAAATTACGTCGCTTGAAACTTTCATTATCCTGATCGCGGAACTTTCGCCCGTTGCGCCGTCTGGGCGTAAAGGCAAGAGCCCTGTCGTCTGGTCGACCTCTTGGTCGTCAAAGAGGTTGAGCGTCCCCGCACCGAAAGCCGAGGCGAGATAAGTCGCTTTGTCCTGACTGCTCAAAGTGTTGGAAAAAAACGAGTTAAACGTCGTGCCACTGTCGGCGTAAGTCATTTCGTTAGTCTTAGCGAGCTTGCTCTGAAAGGCGAAGTCTTTGTAATCGACAAAGTACTTCGAGTAATCGATGTACCCTGTTTTGAAGTTTGAAAGGTTTGTCCACTGGTTAATCGTTACGGTGCGATAGGTGTCGTCCACTACGGCGTAACAGTTAAAAAATTGCATCGCCCAAGTAAAGAACGTAAACAAGTCGACGTCTGCGGCAAAGACAGGCGTAAAGCCGTCGCCCGTTCCGCTGTAGACCTGATAAACTCCCTGATTTGGCGCGACAAAATAATCTTTTATGGTGTTTGTTGTTGAAAAGAAATCGCCGTAGACGCTGTACGCGTTCGATACAAAGATACGTTTTATTAGCTCTTGGGCGTTTATGAGTATCGGCATTTCCTCAACGACGAAAAGCCCCGACTTCTCTTGTGTTTCCACAAAAGCCGTCCGCGCTAGGACTCCGCCCTGTCGAGCGTTCCAGTCCGCTACGGTTTTTTTATACGTAAAGTCGGAAGTGATTGAGTTCATGTACTGCTCTTTCAGCTTAACGACTAAAGCGTTATCGCTGTAGAGGAGGTAAAGGTCAACGGTCTTCTTGTTTTCCTTTTGAATGTTCATCGTTTGGTTTTTCAACTGGATTGACCCGTTTAAAACCACGTCGACCGTGAAGCCGTTCATAAGCGTTGAGACTTTGCCCGTTGGCAGTTCGAACAACTCCAAGAGTTTGCGGTTATTCGCTGTCAGCTCTGCCGAAATCGTATTAGAGTAGGCATATCTCGCCTGTATGCCGTTGAGGTTCTGCGCCTTTTTGAAAGTCACAATCTGCTCCGGCGGTATGTCAAGTCGAAAACCTTTTCTATAAATTTCTATCATAGCGTAATACCTTTCACATTCGCAACCGACACGCTCAAACTGTACTCAAAGTCAAACTTACGGCGGTTAAAACTGCCCGTTACTTCGCACTCTGTATAGCCTCGGGGTAAAAGTACCTCGACTTTAGGCGAGGCGAGAAACTCCTTGAAAGCCTCCTCGAGTTCCAACGGCTTTACGCCGGAAAGCGGTAAGGCTTCTTTGTAGTCAACTTCGCGTTGACGCTGTGCGCTTTTAAGCTCTTGGGCGTTGTAGAACGCGTTGTTTATAAAATCTGACTTCCCTCGGTTGGCTGTCGTTGCGGCTTTCGGGGCAAAAAGGTAGCAATACCCGCCGTAAGAGGTGTAGTATCTAAATTGTAGGGTGTTCTCGCAGTCGTCTTCCCGATAGCGTAGGCCATAAACGGGTATAGCCTCATTGTTTAGTGAGGTTGTGATTAAAGCGGGTAGGTGCATTTTAGCGATTTGCGCGTCAGAGATTACCGCCGTAGCGACTCCGAGCGTGTGCGGGATTGAGGACGCAACGCCGCCAACGGACACAGAGCCCCCAGGTACTACGGTGTTGTCGTCAACGAAAACGCTTAAGGTGTTGTCGAAGCCCTCGGCAAATTCTATGTATTTCGGTGCTAAAATGTTATTAAGTGTGTCGTCCATCTGAACGCGGACAGGCTCCGCGACTTTGCTCTGCCCCATTATCGGGAAGAAAAACCCCTCGGCGTTGTCGTTTGGCGTTTGCTCGGCGAAAACGAATGTAGTGTCAAAGATATAGCCGCTGTCGAAGACGTACTCATCGGCGAATATGTCTGCGCCGTTCTCGCTATGGATTGCAAAGCCGATTTGAAAGTACTCGACTGTAAATTGCTTATTACTTGAATTGAAATCGAACTCGAAGTTATCCAGCATTAAGCTCTTTAGATAGCCCGATACGTCGACACGAAACACGCCGCTTTGGTATTTTGGTAAAATGTTTTTGATTGTGTACTCTCTGACGCTGTACTGTGACTTTAGAAGCAAATCGGCGACAAGGTCGGTAGGGTTTACACCCAAATCCGCATCCGTTGAAAACTCAAAGATAGCGGGCTCGTTGACGTTGAAGTATTTTAGCGGTTGTTTTTGAAAAGTAATTGCCATTCTTTTATAATTTTATCTTGTAACTCCGGCTTTGCGAGCTCAACAATCTGGGCGAACGCTTCGGGGTTAATCGTGTCGGTTACTATGTGAGAGCCTCCAATCCTAAACCAAGTCGTACCTTGTGCAATTATCGAGTTGCGAACGGCGTACGGGTTTAAATCTAGGTTCTTTGCGGCTATCCATTTTTGTAGGTCTGCTATTTCGGGCACGGGCTTATGTCCGGGCTCGATACCCTCGTCAAGCCCTACGATGTAATCCAACGCTATAATGTCGTACGACAATAAGCCGAAAGACTCATTTTTTTCAAACCGTACCGAGTTTAAAAGCGCACGGGTTGCCACCATATCATTCTCGACTATGAGCCTTTTAAGCTTGTCGATTATTACCGTTTGGACTGCCTCGTCGGTTGTCATAGCCTTGCCCTGTTATATTCTACAATTTCACGAGCCAGATTTTTATCCCTGTTATTTTGGGGCGTATAGTGCTCCTCAAAAAAGTTTATCTGCTCCGCGCTCCAATCTCTGAACTCCCCGAGTAAATGAAAAGCTACCCAAGTTTTAAGCCACGAAATGAAACGCTTTACGCTCGGCCTCATATCGTAAGTGTAAAAGTTATCTCTACGCCTGTGTAGTTCGTAGCCAAAACGTAAGTATTGACGTTGTACACGGGTCTAATCCTTGGCGGCGTTATGTCCTGCCCGCAGCAAGTGAAGTATTTTTTGAACGTGTTCGAGAAGTCTAGCCCCAAGAACGGTTTAATTATCTCGTCAAACTGCCCTACGTTGGTAAGTTCTGTGTTTTCCACCTCTTTGCGAGCGTCTGACGGCTTGGCAATTGTGAGCAAACAGTCGTAACTCATACGGCTGTACTTGTTCGCTACGCGGCTGCTGTCTGTCGTCTGCACAGGCCCAAAGGCTAAAAGCCGATTAACCGCAAAGAACTTATCTGCAACGGGTCGAAGCTGTGAGCCGTTGTTATCCGTTTCGATGTACAGCATATCATTAAAAGCCCCAAGGACGTACGCGAAAAGGTCGTCCGGCGTTTGCGGATTAACCACGCAGTTATAAGTTTCGTCTATTGGTTTTAAGATTGGCATAGGTTTTAGCTATTTACATTCCACGTAATGCGACTAAACTCGTGCTTTATTAACTCGGGTAAGCCTATCACATTAACGCCTACGTAGAAGTAAATACTTAGCAGGGTTCGTGTGTAGAGCTTCGAGGTATACATAGCTTAATCAGTTATTTGCCTTTGTGATAGGCGTTAAAGTTATCTAATTTTGTAGCAAATATATCAAAAAGAATTGTATAAAAGTTAAATAGTTTTCTTTTATTGTAATCCTGCTGGTTATAGTCTACGGCTATGCACTTTTTATCCGCCCAGTATTTGAGGTAGTAGTACTGGTCGGCTTGTGGGTTCGTAACTCCGCCCCTTTTTGGTAGGTTGTAGGAGCTGTTAACCTCTTCGACTAACGCCGATAAGTTGAGTATAGCCCGTTCGAACTTATAGGCGAAAGCCTTTTCGCGGATGCTGTGGTACTCGCTGCCGATATTCTTAAAGCCTAAACGGCTTTTGAAGTCTAGCAGGATCGCCGCTTCGCCTTTTTGCCTTAACTCCATCCAGTCAAAGACGTTGACCTCCGCCATAATGTCGTCCACGCTCACGCCGATATTAAGCGTTTTGCAGTAAAAGTCCTCGTTTGCGAGTATTATCTTTTCGGTTGGCTTCATGCGTACCATTTCGGTAGTTTTTTGAAAGCCTCAACTACTTCGTTAAAGCCTAGCTGGTCGAGCAAGTCGCACAAAATGTCGTCGGCTTCTATGTGGGAGCCCTCTAGGTCTCGACTGTCCTCTAAAGCCCTCATCTGTTCAAGTGCTGCGTCTAGTAGTTTTTTATCTGCGCTCATAGTGTTAAAAAGTGAATGCCCTCCGCTCACCACAAACGAAAGGCATTAATACTGTTTCAGTGGTGAGGCGTAAAGATACAAAATTAATCTTTACCCCCAACCGCCCGAGGCTTTTAATTCGAAAATAAAGCGCATGAGCAGGGCGTCGAACCAGTCGGGCGAGCGTCCGGTGCGCTCTTTAAGCTTCTTTTTGCTCTCGAGCTTTATCTTGCCCTCGTCGTCTGTCGGCTCTCGACATATCTGCTCTAAATCCGCCATTATTTGCTTTTTAAACGTCAAGTCCTCAACGAATAAAAGGTTTTTCTCTAGGTGTTCTTTGAGCAAAAAGGCGCATTCCGTTTTTAGGTTCTTGTACTGGTCGTCTTTGAGGGGTTTTGAGTTGTTGACGAACGGCTTTGCGGCTTCAAGTCTGGACAGGCTGTTCGCCGTGAACTTGCGCAGTCCGTCCGCGTCGTACACGATGTTTGAGTACGGGATGCCGTGGAGCTCTGCCAACTCTTTAAGCTTTGTGCCTATCGCTGTCTCGTCTATTTTGTCGATGCCGTAGACCTTTTTGACCACAAAGCCGTGCCAAATCATAATGACGAATATATCCGCGCCCATGTAGGCAATATCGGCGGTTAAATACCGCTTGTCGCTCTCAACTATGTGACTATTCGTGAAGAGATTACAAATAAAATCATAGTCATATAGGCTATACGGGTTGTCGTCATACTCCCAGTCGCCGTAAACGAGCCGCTGGATGCTCTTTTGGTCGTTCTTTAAGGCTCGAAGTAGGTCACGGATATAGTTTTTAGGCAGCATTTTGTTGTCGGACGGTAACGCCTGGACAAACTTACGGTAATCCGGGAGCCTATTTTCCTTTTTGGCGAGGTAGTAGTCCTCGTAGACGAAATTCTTTGAGGGGTTTAGGGTTACAAGTAGCTTGCCTGGTAGGTTGTAGTAGTCATTTTTCCACCGTCCAATCGTCCCCTGTAGCATCGCTTTAGCCTTTGGGCTTATCTCTCCGGCCTCTTCTATCCAGCCCCGCGTCATTTGGATTGAGCCGAAGCGTTCGTACTCCTCGTCGCCCGGCTGGTGCGCCGCTTCGATTAAAAAGACTTTTGAGCCGTTGTACAGCGTATAGTAGTTATCTTGGCCGTTAAAAGTGTAGTATCTGTCGTCAAGACCCCAATCGGTTAAGACCTCGACAATGGTCGGCTGGGTGTATTTCCGTAAGTCGTTGAGCTTCTTACGGGCGATAAAGTAGTGAGTGTCTGGGTAAATAAGCGCATCGCCGAAAATTAGAGACGCCCCGAGGTATGACTTCCCAGAACCTTTCGAACCGCCGTAGCCTATGTCGCTGACCTCGGGGTCGAGCCAGTGCTCTGCGACTTCTAGCTGCTTGTCGTTGCCTCGGGTGTTGAACTCAATTGAGATCGTCGTCGCTTGGCTCATCGGCTGTTGAGGTTATTTCGTTTTTTATGGTCATGCCAATAATCGCCGGGACGGCTAGGGCTTGCCCGTCGCTGGTTACGTCGAGCTTATCGCCGTACTTTTTAGGCATCATTTTAGCCAGCACCCACTTACGGGCGTCGACTCGAAGCTTTGAGCGTTGGATAACGTCGTGGTCGGTGCGTTCCTGCCCCGTTTCGGGGTCTTCGTAAACGTCTTTGTGATTTTCGTCGGCGATGTTCAAAATGTCCTCAAAGATTGCCTCCGCCCGCTTTTCAGTCGCGCGCGCGTAGCGTTCAGCCTTGGATTTGTCCTTTTCTAACCACTTGTAGAAAGTGTCGAGGCTCGGCGTCCCGTCTTTCTTACAGGCGGAACGGACAGAAGCCCCAGAGGCTACGTCTTTTATGACCTTTCGGAACATCATTTCAGTTTCAGAAGCTGTGTACCCCATTTCATTTGAATTTACGCCGTAAAGATATTAAAATAAATCCTTATCGACGTTGTTGCTTGGTATTTTTACTAAATCGGCTTTGAGCATATATCGCCCGCCTTTGAAATAGTACACCGGAACGCCTAATTTCTTTCGCAGTTGAGCTAGTTCGCCCTGCGGTATAGCTTTGTATGCCCCTGCCTGCCAAATCGAAATAAACTTATCCGGGCTAATCTCTTCGACTTCGATGTCCCCCTCAAACATTCCGCGCTTTAGCTTAACCCCTGCGGCTTTTATGATTTTCTCGCTTTGGGCTTGCAGGAGCCTCTCGGCAATGCTATCCGCTGCCGCCTCCACGTCGCTAAGGAAAAACAAATTATATGCCCCAATCCTGATAGGCGTTAACTTCTCTTTGTTGAGGTAGTAAGCCATATTGGATTTGCTCACGCCTAATACCTCGGCTGCCTGTGCTGCACCGATTAACTCCTCGCCGATATGCTCCTGTAGTATTTTCATTTTGCAAAGTACTTAATTGATTCCCTAATAACCTAATTATTTTATAATTTTAACATAAGCTGTAAGCCTTGTAAGTTCGTCGGCGTTCGCACGAGCTTTGTGTCCCGAGAGGGTAAACCACACTTTACCGCCAGTGTTGGAGCCGACGGACATATCTACTTTTACAGAGAATCAAAACTAAACACACAATAATTATGGACACAATCAGTATTATTTTAAGCACAGTTATAGCATTTTTGCTATTAGTTATCTGGGACTTTAACGGGCAAATCGATAGGCTCAAAAAAGATACGCGTTGCGGTTATATAGTCGCTCGCGAGTTTGGACTCTCTGTGTTGCTTAACCTTATATGCGAGACCCGCCAGGGCTTCACGCTTACCCGCTGGGCTGTAACCGTTAAAGGTTTCCAGCGTGCGAATTAATATCAGTTTTACTCTTGTGTTCATAATTAATCGATATAAGCAGCGATGCCTCTTTTTACCCTCTGATGAGTTGTAACTGACATTCTGTAATTGTTAATAGCTACGTTGGCCGCTTTTTTAGTGTTGAAGTTTTCAGTTCTTACTACTTGACCGTTTTCGAAAAATTTTACTGTTGCTTTCATGATGCTTATTTTTTTTTACTTGTTGTTATCTGAGTACAAATATACAACCTTTTATTTAATACACAAATTATTTACCTAAAAATATACAAATTATTTGAACTTTTTTTCTAATAGCCCGTATTTCTTAAGCTTGGCGCGTACCGCCTCCATTAAAATATCTTGCGTTCCGGCTTTGCGGTCTAGCGCGATCTTGACCGTTTCGTCTTCCGTCCCTACGGCGATGAGGTGTCCGATTGAGACTAGGTGCTTGCGGCCGTTACGGTGTAGCCTAGCGCACGCCTGCTGGTACAATTCAAGCGACCAGTTGAGCGAATACCATAACATACAAGTGTCGCCCTCTTGGATGTTTAACCCGTGACCTACGGACGCGGGATGCCCTAGAACGATTTGGAGCTTCCCGGCGTTCCAGTCTGCAATGTCTTTCGACGTCTCCAGCTTCTGCGGCTTGTACTTCTTAAGCCTAACCATTAGCCTGTCGTACTCGTGCTTATAGCTGTACATAATAAAAACCGGGCGACCGTTCGCCGCTTCGATAAATTCCTCTGTAGCTTCGAGCTTACAGTCGTGTATCTCGTGGACGTTACGCTCTTCGTCGTAGACCGCACCGCCGGCAAACTGTAGCAGCTTATTACTCAAAGCCGCTGCGTTCATAGCGTTGATGTCTTCGGCTTCCATCATTTCGAGCACGTTCTCCCGCTCGAAGTCGTCGTAACGTTTCTTAACTGACGGGGGCAGGGTTACTTTTATAAAAGTGTCCACGCGCTCCGGGAGCTCCAGATAATCGGCTGACTTCATCGAGATACATATATCTTTTATTTTGGCGTGGATGCTGTCGTCCGCACCGTCTCTCGCCTCATACCCAAAGCCGCTGTACTTCTTTGAAAAAAACCGCTCACGGTACGCCGTAATCGTTTTACCCAAACGCTCGCCGCGATCCAGCAAAAAGACTTGAGGCCACAAGTCGAGCAAGCTCTGGGGCGCGGGTGTGCCCGTGAGTATAACGACCCGTTTAAAGCTCGCTTGCACTTGCTTTAACGCTTTGAACCGCATAGACGCGTGGTTCTTAAATGAGCTGCTCTCATCGATAACCAGCATATCAAACGGCAGCTTTCCGCCGCCACACTCTCCGCATAGCCAAGCGATGTTATCTCGACTAATTAAGTGGATGCTCGCCTTTGTCTTTAACGCCGCCCGCCTCTCTTTCGATGAGCCTATAATCTTTGAGAACGTTAAGTTTTTAAGGTGTGACCATCGCGCCGCCTCTTCGTCCCAAACGCTCTCGACTACCCGCTTGGGGGCGACAATGAGAACGCTTTCGATTTCAAACTCTTCATTCATTAAACGGTTAACCGCCGTTAAGGTGGACACGGTTTTCCCTGTGCCCATTTGGAGGAATAAGCCCGCGTGCGTGTTGTCCTCTATAAAGTCTATAGTGTGGCGTTGGTAGTTGTATAAATGTTTTTCGGTTAGCATAATTAAAATAAGTCTAGGTCTTTGGGTATGTGTTTAAAGAACTCGCAAACCGCGTCAACTGTCCAGCCATTGCCGAGCATCTTATAGCGTTGCGAGTTGCTCACGCCTAGCGTGTAATTGTCGGGCAAAGTCTGCAAGCGTTCGCACTCGATAGGGGTGAGCTTACGGATATAGCCCTCTATTAAAATACCGTGTCGGTCTTGTGCCGCTAGGGTGTAGAACTTAGTACCGTCGTTAAAGCGCTGACCGTTTTGGCGTTTGTCTACTCGGTCGGGCGTTATGCAGCCGAAAAGATAATCAGGGTCGAACGGGATAGCGGCGTTTATCCTGCCTGCCTCTAGGGTTAACGTTGGGCTTTTTGCCTCGATATTATAAACTCTATCCGCTTGTCGAGGTTGCCACATTCTGCCGTCTCTGAACTCCCCCTCGACGGCTTGGTGGATTCCTGCAGCTTTTACCTCACCAAACAAGTACTGCCCCATCTTAGCAGCTCCGCCGCCTGCATCACCGCAAAGCATTACCGCCTTATCGTGAATGTAGTAAACTCGGTTCGCCTGACTGTCTTTTCTAAAATACCCGACTTTACCGCGTGCGACTTCTTTGTCTAGGATTTGCAGGGTTTTGTCGAACGGGACAATATAGCTCTTAAGCTCTTCAAGTATCCTGTAGTCGTACGTTGAGGCAGTTAAGCAATTGCACTTGTCCGCCATTCTGCGACCTCTACGGGTTTTACTCTCGATGAATGTTAGGTCCACGCCCTCGCCCTCGAAGATCTCAGCGTAACCCTGCTTAGTTGCTTCGGGTATGCGCAGGCAGTTTATATCAGTTGGCACGCTTATTTTTTGGCCCTCGCCTTTATTAGTAGTAAGGCAATTCGATTTTAAATTGTTAACACTCCTCACATTCCCGTTCATACCTTTACCGCTCGGATTAACGTTGAAGTTTGGCGTTAGCGTGTCTAAAAATACGTAGCGATTCACCTCCTCAAAATAAGAGTTGTGAATAGGGACTCTCCCCATAGTAGCGGTAAGACAGTTAGCTTTACCGTCGGGGGCGTCCAGGTACTGGGCCAATCGGGCGCGCCCGCCCATATACTTGGGCTCTTCCAGTCCGTACCGTATAGCCTTTGCACTCAAAGGTTTAAAGTCCGTAACCTCGTGTACAATATCTTTAAGTAAGATGCCTTTGTCCTCCGGCTCAGTATAGCCCGGTATATTTGTCCAGTACAAACGCTTACGGCTTTGAGCCGATACGCGCGAGCTGTTTAACATTACAGGCTCAACGCCTAAATAGCTACTAATAACGTCCTGATATTCTTTTTTCATAACCACGTTCTCCAGGAAAAAGTATTTAGGCTTGCACTCCTTGACCAAGCGCACGAACTCAAAGAACAGCATCGACCGAGGGTCGTTAAAGTTCAACTGCTTACCCGCAAAGCTGAAACCCTGACAAGGTGATCCGCCGATAACAATATCGATAGGGCCAAGGTCTATGCCTTTAATTTGCGTAACGTCGCCCAGGTGTATAGTGTCGAGGTAATTGTTTTGCGCTACGGTTATCGCGTACTTGTCAATCTCGGCGGCGTAATATTTATTAATCGTAAAACCGCAACGCTCGAGGGCTACACGCCCACAAGAAATTCCATCGAATAGTGAAAGTACATTCATTCTAATAAGTTGTTAAGGATTTCATTTAATTGTTTTAGAGTGTCCACGACGTGAACGGTAAAGCCTAACCGCCTTAACTTCTCGTGTACTATCTTTTGTACAGGCGTCGGCTTTTTGCCTGTACTCTTTACCTCGACAAAGAACACAACGCCGCCGGGTAATAATACGAGCCTGTCAGGTAGTCCGGTTACAAACGTGCATAGCAGTTTAATAGCCCAGCCGTCGAGCTTCTTAACCTCGGCGACTAGGGTTTTCTCTATGAGCTTTTCGCTATCCATAATTATTTCTTTCTCTGATAAAATTTTTGTTTGCCGTACGCCCCAAAGTTGGCAGTCGTTGGCTTGTACTCCCAATCTAGAAACGACTTCATAATGTCG